GAAGTCTACGTGGTTACGGATGATGACCGAATTGAGAACTACTGTAATGACAATGACCTGAATGTAATCAGGATTGATAATGTTGTCCCTACTGGTACTGACCGAATTGCACTTACACTTGATACACTTGATGCAGACATATATGTTAACATTCAAGGTGACGAACCCTTGATTGACCCTGACGCAATTGATAAACTAATAGAGTCTTACACACTAGGTAGTGTATCTAATGCATATGTTAAAATAGAACAGGATTATAAAAACAGTGATATAAATGTTGTTAAAGTTTCATTCAATAAAGACAACTACGCAACTCATTTTTCTAGACTACCTATTTCACCGTATCAACAAATGGGATTGTATGCATTCAGTAGAGACATGTTATCAATGTTCTCAACACTTACTAGAGGTGAGTTTGAAAAAAGAGAGAATGTAGAAATGTTTAGATACATAGAGAATGGACATAAAGTTAAAATGGTAAAGGTTAATGATATCGGATTATCTGTAGATACACCTAACGATATAAAACTAGTAGAGGAATATTTAAATGGAAGAGATTAAGCACTTAAACACCCAAAATGATATAGACGAGCTCAGAAAAATATTTGATGGGTTAGTGGTCAAACCTAAATTAGTCACATTGGGTGAAGCACTAGAAAACGATTGGGAACCTAGACCTGAAGACCACATAAGACTAGCAAAACATTTACTAGAAAACAAAGAACTAGAACCAGTTGTTGCAGAAAACTTCAGAGAGAAAATGGATATCTATGAATACAACGAAAACTTTCATGCAACAAAACTTATATGGTTAATCAATGAGATTAGAACTAAGGGGTTGTACTCAACTCCACAAGCTTACATGAAAGATGATAAGTGGATTGTACATCCAGGCACCCATAGAGTTCATGCACTCATACATTTAAATAAGTTAGACCAAGAGTTTGTTCTATGGGATAAAGAATCTACCCCAAACGAAACACTTGATTTTGATACTTGGTTAGGTTTGTATTCTAAGAGTGGTAATAATATGTTTGCAGTTATAAAACCCAACATGATTGAGATGCATGTTTCAGAAGACCGACCCGAAATGTATGCAAACAGTATTAAGGTTATGCAAACTGTAAAAGAAATTAAATTTACAGAAGAATCTCTACTAAATTATTCCTTTTAACTATAAATAGTATTATGATTAATCTTGTCACACGTCTTAGTGAAATGACTCCTGTTGAGTTAAAACGACAATCGCAAGAATCCTTAAACTGGTTTAGAGGTGCGATAGGGTCTATGAAAATAAGCTCTAGAGTAAGAGAAGAATACTCTGAAAACTACATTGATAAGGATAGACCAGTCATAGGTGGAATGTTCATGTTTTCATACATTGCAAAATGGAGAGATGTACTACCTTACTATGATAGATTTCCATTAGTCATACCATTTAAATTTACAACAGATGGATTTTATGGATTGAATTTACACTACATTCATCCATTAAGAAGAGTAGAATTGTTAACAGAATTATTAAGATACACTAGAGACTTTGACGGTCAAGATGAAATGGATACAAGAATACAAATGAGTTATGATTTGATTCGTAAGTCTGCTAGGTTGAAATGGGCAAGACCTTGTATTAAAAGATATCTTACATCTGAAATACAAGGACAAATTAAAGAAGTACCATACAGTGATTGGGATATTGTAAGTTTACTACCAGCTTATAAATTTACCAAAAGTACAAATGCACATACAGTTTACAAAGATAGTAGGATAAAAGTAGAGAGTTATTAATGGAAATAAAAAAATATAAAATACCAAGTATCAAAGATGTTCAACCAAAGATAGATGTTGAAGCATTACAAGAAGGACTAAGAAGTGATGCAGCTAATGCTGAATCAAAAAGAATAAGTTCAAGACCAAGTTTTTCTATAGACAAATTAATGGCAAACTTATCTACTCCTGCAATGACAAACCAGTTCAGAGTAAACTTCTTTGGGCCTACTTTATACAAAAGTAAAAATACTAGAACTGACCAAAGGCAAATCGTAGAAGAGTTTGAAGACAAAGCAGGTAATGAAAATGTGACTGTTGCTGCTGGAAATAACGCAAAAGGTGTAAGTCTTTCACTAGAAGGCGTGAGATGTAGAAATGCTTCGTTACCTTCAAGGACAATAGAAACTGAAGGGTATTCTCCAGTAGGAAAAACTAAAATAGTTCCAACAGGTGTTGTTAATGACATGCATGAAATGGAAATATCATTCTATTGTGATACCGATTTCGTAGATAGAAAAATATTACAAGCATGGATGGATTACATTGTATCTACTGATACTGCACCTTTAAGTGACGGTGACTATAGTTCAGTATCGCACGAAAGAAATAAACTTCCAGTATTCCAATATCCTATTTCATACCATGGAAGTGTTGAGATTGAACATTTAAGAAGAGACGGAAGAATGGGTGAAGGGACAACAACAGTTAAAAATACATTACATAATGCATTTCCAAAAGCAATTACAGCACAAACTCTATCAATGGATAGTGCTGATATGTTATTATTTTCAGTCACCATGGCATTCCAACATTTTACTACAGAATATAAAGATGCAAAATTAGTTGCCGACTTATCAGACTTACATAGTGTATACAATGGTAGTAATAAGGTCAATCCTAGTGGTCTAAATAGTGGTAGAAGAAGATTTGATGGTATTTTAGAAGGTCTAGGACTTGCAGCCCAGTTTGGTGACGATGGGGCAGAAAAATACCTTAAGAGATTTAATAAATATGATTCACAAGTAAGCAGACTAAAAGACTCATTAAGAGATTTTAGTAGTTTATTTGGTGGTTAATAAAATATGGAGTAAATTATGGGATTACCAATCCAAGCTGCACCAACATATGTGTGCAATTTAAGTGATGGAAGAGAAGTTAAGTACAGACCTTTCTTAGTTAAAGAACAGAAGTATCTTTTGATTGCAAAAGAGAGTGAAGACGGTAAAGAAATTGCAGAAGCACTCACTCAATTGATTGAAAGTGTGACTTTTGGAAAAGTTGATGCAAATAAACTTTCTTTATTTGATTTAGAGTACTTGTTTTTACAAATTAGAACTAAATCTGTAGGTGAAACTACTAAAGTTAAGTTTTTATGTGCAGAAGAAGACTGTACAGGTAGTGGAAGTACAGAAATTAACTTAAATGAAGTTAAACTTACTGAAAATCCACTAGATTCTAAACTTATGTTAACAGATAACTTAGGTTTAGTGTTAAAATACCCTACAGTTGGAGAATTATCCATAGTAGAAGGCATAGAAGACACTGATGACCGTCTAATTGCAACAGTTATGTATGGTATAGAAACTGTATTTGACGAAAATGAAGTTTATGAGTGTAGAGATGTACAAAGTTCTGACTTAAAAGAGTTTGTAGAGTCTCTCACACTAGAACAGTTAGAAAAAGTAAATGAGTATTTCATACAAACACCTTCATTGAAGGAAACTGTTGAGTATACTTGTGAGTTATGTAGTACCAAACAAGAGAGAGTACTACAAGGACTTAACTCTTTTTTTTAATATCTCTTTCTCATGAAAGTTTAGTTGGTTATTATCAATCTAACTTTCAGTTAATGCAGGAACACAAGTACTCATTAACAGAATTAGAAGAAATGATACCATGGGAAAGGGAGATATATGTAAAACTTCTTGTCAATCATTTAGAAGAAGAACGAGAGAGGATTAGACAAGAACAACAAAATTAATTTTGATTATTTGTAAGTGATTCATAATAATAGAGGACACAAATTATGAGTGATGAAGACAATAAAACATTTCACCCTGCAGATTCAAACGGTGATGGTAAAGTTTCAAGAGCAGAAGAAAAAATGTATTTAGAATTTAAACGTAAAGAGTTAGAAGATGCAGATGCAATGCGTGATGCACAAAGACAAATGGCATGGTACTCTTTATATGGTATGTTACTATATCCAGTGTTAGTTATTGGAACTAACTTTGCTGGTTATGAAAAGGCTGGTGATATACTAGGAGATATGGCAGGAGTATACTTTATTGCTGTCGCTGGTATCGTTGCAGCTTTCTTTGGTGCTCAAGCATTTAGTAAAAAATAAGGATACAATAAGACATGGCAGACGATAGCATAAACATACTAAGGCAACAAAAGGCACAAGAAATTGCTAAGACTACAGAACAGTTTAGTAAGAAATTTAAAACTGTCGTCTCAAATTTACAAGAGGTTAACACTCCACTTGCAAAGACAATTGCAGACTTAAGAGAAACTACTAAAGGTTCTTTTAAGGCAGCCGCCAATGCTAAAGAACTGCAGAACTATACCCAACAAATCGTAAAGGCAACTGCTGATAATGTAGATAAAACTACAACAGAATATAAAAAACTCTCAGAAGGATTAGATAGACTTAGTGGAAGTACTGGATTTGTAGAAAAACTTAAACTTGCACAAGACACACATAGTCTAAATCAATTAAAAGCAATGACACTAGAACAAGAAATTGCAGAATCAGAAATTAAAAACCGTAAAAAGATTAAAGACTTCAGAGATAAAATACAACAACTTGAATTTGATAGTATCCGTGCAGAAGGTCTTGGTGATGAGAAAAAACATAAAGAACTTTTAGAAGAAAAGAAAAAACAATCTGCAAGTCTTCTAAAGTTTGAAACGGAAATCTTTGATACTAAGAGAGAAGAATTAGAAGTACAGAAGAACTTAATAGATAAGTCTAAATCTAATTTGGACAAACTTAATGAGACTGTTGAGAAACAATCAAAAGAAATTGCAGAACAAGATACTAAGTTCACTATGTTCGGTCAAGGACTTAAAGAACTTACAGGTTTTGATTTATTGGGAACTTTAGATACAGTTGTCGATAAGGTAGATGCAGTAGGTAAGATATTTGGAAACAAAGATTTGTCTGGCAGTATCGCTAGTGCTTTCTCCTTTGGTGGTGTTAGTGAAGGTATTGCAGCTTCAATTGCTGGAGATAGTCAAGAAGTAGACCCTGCAATAAAAATTGCAAAGAAAGAACTAAAAGAAACTGAAGAAGTCAACGAGGGTGTTCAGACAACTAATAAACTATTAAGAGCATTGGTAATTGGCGGTGGTCTTAATAGTATCAAAGGTGGAGACGAAAACACTAAGAACAGTCTCACTTATCTTCCTGGCCTTTCAAAAGCTATTCTTCCTCTTGCTGGTTCATTAGCAGGTTACTTTGGTTATGATAAAATATCTAAGCAATTATTTGATGCTAATAAAGATGGTGGAAAAACCAAAGGAGGCACCAAAGGAAGCATGTTAAAAAATCTGAAGCTTCCAAAAGGTGGAAGAGTTGGAGCTGCAATAGCAGCAGTAGGAACTATTTTGGCCGCCTTCGGTATCCCAATGCTTTTTGATGGTAAAGACACTCCTACTCCATTAAAGAGTCCTCCAATTGACCCCGTCAACCCAAATGAAGCAGTTTCTAATGCTGGTGTTGGTGTTGGTATGGAAGCAGGTGCATCCCTTAGTAGGTCAATGGATAGTTATAGAAACACCATACCAGGCGGAATAAGACCTGATGAAATAGCACAAGAAGGTGCAGAGTCATATGGTATGCGAGGTTCGTTCACATCAGAACTAGATAACTTTGATGCTAGTGATGCAAAAAAAGTTGATAGGTTATTTAATACTGATGGGACATTCGATAAAAGAACTAAGTTCTATAAAAAATGGGCTGACAAGATGAGATATGCCTTCACAGGCAAAGAACTCGACCATATGTTAAACTTAAGTCCTATGGAATTAGATATGTGGATAGACTCGAAGGACGGTACTAAGGTTCTGAAAATGATTAATAGCGCCCAAGCATTTAGCACTTCCTTCACAAGAGGTGCCTTTGCAAAACTACCAATAGTAGGTGCTGGGGTAGATTATGGTTTTGATGCATATGACCAAAACAAATATGGTAAAGGTATAGACTCATTAGAGAATCAAGGATTATTATCTGGCGACAATTTAAAGACCGTTGAAGGTGCTGAAAAAGCAAACAAAAGAGGTAGTGTTGGACGTGGTATTGGTAGTTGGGCAGGTGGTCTCTTAGGTGCAGCCGTACCAGCCGCAGCCGCAATTGCATTAGGTTCAAATCCAGTTGGTTGGGGTATTCTCGCTGCTAGTTTACTTACTGGTGTAACAGGGGCAGTCATAGGAGGAAGAACAGGAGATATGGTTGCAACATTCGATAATGGAGCTCAATCCCTAACACAAGAATTAGCAATGATTGATAGTTCAAATGCTTCCAAAGAACAAAAAGAAAAGATGGTGATGTCTGCACTTAAAAAGTATAAGGGTGTTATGAATGATGGAACACCTACAGAAATTGTTCTTAAGAATGCTTCAAATCTTGGAATGTCACCAAATGTTACACAAGATGGTAATGGTGTAGGGTCAATTAATACTAGTGTTGTGAATAATAAAAATACAACAATACAAACTGGTAGACATAGTTTCAGAAATCCTGATGATACTGCTAGACTAGTAGACGTTAAGTACTCTTAATTTTCTTTCGATTGTATTTTGTTTTGTCCGAATGGACTTGTGATGCACCGTGACTCGGTGTTTCTTTTCTTACTTTAATTTCGGGTTTCTTTTTACCAAAGATTTTCTCCCAGTTATCTGCATAGGCTTCTTCGTTTGAGTTCCTTCTCTTGGAACCTTTTCCCCCATGCCAATTACTCATTATCTTATCTTTCTAAAAGAAGCAGATTGTTCTCTCTTCTTGTTTAACTTTTTCCTTCTTTTTAAATCTTGATTCTTTTGATTCTTAGTATCGTTAGGTTTTTCGTGATACTTTCTATCTCTAACCTCTTGTACAATACCTGCATTATCACACATCTTTTTAAAACGTCTTAACATTCTATCGAATGGTTCAACATTATTACTTTTCCTATCTATTCTTGGTTTAACTTCTGGCATATTATTTGAAAAATTGTTCTAAAGATTCCTCTCTGTTTTTTATTTTATCTGAACTATATTCTAGTTCCCCTTCTTTACGAAACACTAACACGAACTCATGAACTTTTGCAGTGTATCTTTTACTTGCACATTTACCTGCTTGTAAAGCTGCAAATATAGTGTTGTTCTTCATTACAATTATATCATGTAATTTCAGACCCGACTTAGTGAACATATTTATAGTGTCTGAATGGAAAGATTTATACTCTCCGTCTTTTCTAAAATCACCACAAACCCAAACTGCAAAACCACCTGGCTTTAAAACTCTCTCTATGTTATCTCCACAAACTTGTATCCTTTCACAAAACTCGTCATACTTCCTTATGTCTGACAACTGTCCTTCTGCACTTTCGTATCTTTCTATATCAGCGTAAGGTGGACAAGTCATAACTAAGTTTGCAGATTCATTAGGTGTTGATTTCATTTCACACCCGTCTTCTTCATAGATGGTTGCACCGAGTTCATGTCTGTCTAACTCATGTCTAACCTTCTTAACTGTTTCGGGAGATACATCATAACCATAATAGTTTCTTCCTAATGTTTGTGATACGAATGCACGTGTCAATCTTCCAGCAAATGGGTCAACGATTGTATCACCAACCATAGACCAATAGTGAACTATGTTCTCACATAAACCAGCATGAAACTCACTCATCAATACACCTTTAGGAAGACGATTCTCTGCAGCCGTTTCATAAATCTGTCTCTTTGATTCCCACGCAGGTAAGTACGCATCATCCCAATTACTCTTAGATGATGCAGTTGGAGTTATAACTGATTGTATGTTCCAACCAAATTGGTCAATAACCCTTTCGTTCTCATTCCATGGTAGTATGTTTTTATAGTATTCACTTTTCATATTATAATCTTAAAGATGTTAAGTCGCCCCTTCACTTTACAGCATTCCCGCTCTTAACCGATTCATCCGCTTGACCCCATGAATCTTTCCCTTACTGATTAACCCCACTCCTTCGTTATCAGTTCGGTGTTGACTATTCAAGGACACATAATGATATGTCAACACCCCCGTTTAAAAAACTTACTTATTCAGAAGCAAGTTTTTTAAAGTAATCCATCGCATCATCTTCTTCACCTTCAGAAGTAGATTCTACTGATGAGATTACAGGTTCATCTGCAACTGACCCAGTGTTAACATTAGACCAAGGCACTTCGTCTAGGTCTTCTGCAACTGACTCTGCAGTTGATGTACTTACTGAACCAGTTAATCCTAACACTCTATCGAGTTTCTCTTTGAGTTCCTCGTATGTTTTGAATTCACTTGGTGCAATAATACCAGTCAAAGAATATGCAGAACTATATGTAGTGTTCAACTTATCCTCATCTTCGAATAATGGTGAAACTGAATCGAACTCTGATTTATCATAGTTCCAGTAACCGTCCACTTTTCTAATTTTGATTTTGAAGTTCGCACCTTCCCTTAAATCAAAAGGGTTGATTGCTTGTTCATCTTCAAATGCAGGTGATATAGCCTCTTTGAGTTGTTCAAAGATTTTTTTACCAAATCTGTATTTAAATACTTTACCTTCGTTAGCAGGATTTTTAGGGTCTGAAACAACATAGACATTAGACACATAATGTAAACGTCTTTTCTGTTTACGTGCAATCTCTTTGTTTGCTTCAATACCTGTATTCCATAACTGGGTATTGTATTCAGAAACAGGGTCTTGTTTATTAAGAGTCGTTAAAGACTTCTCAATATACCAGCCACCTGGCCCTTGGAACCCGTGGTCGAAGTATGATACCCATGGCATCTCTTCTCCTTCGGGAGTTGGTAAGAATCTAACTACTGCAAATCCATTACCAGTTTTATCTAGTTCGGGTTTCCAATAACTATCGTCTCCGTAGGATTTTTTTGCACCTTCTGAAGGTGAAGCAGTTTCCATTGCTGCTCTTAGTTTATCTAAACTTGACATTGTATTCTCCTATTGTATTACAATTATATCGCATTATATCAAAGACTCTAGGCCTTGACCTAGAATCCATCTCTCACTACTTTCATAATAAGATAATTCATTATACTGGATTTCGTCCTCTCTGTCAAGAGGGTTTTTCCAGTATACTGAACCTTTTCCATAGTACCATTCTAATAGTGCTATGAACTGACTCCTCTGAACATCAAGAACAGTTGAGTCTGTACTATATTTATGTCCGTAGTTAACACTACCTTCATAAATATTATCACAAATATCACTTTCCAGTGCATCAAATCCCACCATGTTTATAGTCTCATAACTTTGTTGCATAGCATAACTTAATGCTGACATTCCAGTAAACAAGTTCCTAAACATAGGGTCATTGTATGTGAGTATTAGTTCGGGATTTGTTAATCCCAAAAAATCTGTATAAGTTTCATTACCTTGAATAATGAAGTGTGTGTCATTATCCTTTTTACTTATTCGTATATCGTCATGACTGTAGTTGAAACCTGCAGACATTAACTCTAACATTTCTATTGGAAGGGGTTCAATGTCAGCAAAACATACTAGGTTTTCTTTATAATATCCTGTCTCTACAATCTCTTTTTGTAAAGGCATATCAGCTGCAAACACTATGTCACACTTATTAGTGTCCCTGTAGATTGCATTGCAACCCCATACTTCATGTGTGCAATTGTCGATATCAAAGTCCTCTCTACTAGGCCCGTTTCCTAATATAGTTATTTCTGACATAACTCTATTGTCTTAGTTTTATATTTTGTGTAATCGAAGTCTACGAAAGACTTATACTTCTGAATCTTTATGTGTATTTCGGGGTAGACTACCTTCTCTGATATTAGTCTCTCCCAATCGGAACTGAATCCGATAATAGAATCCATTATACAAAGTGTCTCTAAAGATATGCTCTTTGCCATGTATTCTTTTAATAGTATAGGGTGTTGTCCGTTCTTTACTTCCAATACCTTTTGTATACTTCTTTTAAGTAGGATATCAGAGAGTTCTGTTTCATACATATATGACAATTTTTGTTGTCTCTTTTTCCATTCTTTATAAATTCTTTCACATTCATTGTCTAATAAGTCTCCTGCCCAACTGTCTTTAAGACTTAGATTTGCAATATAGAAATCTTGTAAGTCTTGTTTGTAAGTTTTAAATAACTTACCAAAATGAAATTTATCTTTTCGTTTTAGAAAGGAATTGATGTCACTCTTTACTTTACCATTATACTTTATAAAGTCGTAGTCCTTGGAATAGAAGTGTAGTTTTATTCCAAGATAAAGAGTGTATGCATCATATCCTTCCCTACTGGTCATTAAGTTATGATAGTAGGAGTTTGTGGTGGTGTCACTATAGACCCAGTTGCTTGTTGGTATGCTTCTTGAATAGGTTGGTTTGTTGCAACAACAAATACGAATTCATTGAATGAAACTTCACTTGGATTTTCTTGTCCAGTGACTGCAATCCCTCTTGCAAATCCCATACCACCGTCTCCGTTTGGATGCGAGATTACCATTCTAGGGTCTTCAATATTCAGTATACCATTTTCTAAACTTTTAAATTTACCAATGTATTCACCACTTGTGGCCACTACCGTGACTATATCATTAATTTCCATTATTTCTTTTCCTCATAAAATCGTGTGATTGTTCCTTGACTAGTCCTACCACGATTGATTAGGTTTAGTCCTTGTGCTTCTGCTTCCAACTTCTCTTTAAGAGGTGGTGTTAAAAGTCTCTTAGCACTTTCGGGTTCTAAATTATTCTCTTCACAAACTCTAACTATTGCACCCATTACATCAACACCTTTTCCTCGTGAAAGTAATCGTTCTACCTTTTCAGTGAATTCTTTTCTTGATATCATATTAAAACCTTGTGTTGTATCTGTTGTCGGGGTCTACTTCGTCTGCAATTAAAGGCAGTCCAAAGAAGTGTTCACAATCCCATGAGTCATAGTTGTTTTCCCATAACCAGTCATGTCCTTCTTCTAGGAGTCGTTCTTCCATTTCGTCTTCGTCTGCTTCACTAGTTCCTTCAAGGTGGATATAATAGTCACGTCCACACTCGTCAAATGATTCTAAGAATTCATTCTCTTCAAACTCATCTGGCTCCATATCACCAGTTGCATCTTCTGAAAGATATGCTTCTAACATTTCCTTCTCTTCCTCGTTAGTAATCTTAACGAGATATGAACCACTTCTCCATAGTGTTTCTATGACCACTCTATCTTCGTTGTCATTGTTCTTAAACACTTCACGTTCAGTGTAAGTCTTTTTAAACTTTGGATAGATTTGATATTCTTTTCCTACTTCAATCATCTTAAAATCCACTCTCTAAGTTGTCTCTCCAATCTCTAACGATACTATAGTATGCATAGTAAGTTGGACTAGTGTCATGAACACCAAGACCACCTTCTGCATAATCAGTTGTTAGGTAATCAATAAGAATGTCTGCTTTATCTAAGACTTCTTCTGTCACATCTTCATCACTATCGATTGAGAGATACTCCAATAGTGTGTCGTATGCATTATCGTATGCTTGGGATTCTATCCACTCGTCACCTTTAGAGATTATCTTATTCCAATTGAAATCTCCTTCTAAATTAAATTCTTTTGTTTCTGCCATTTTTATACTCCGTGTAAACTTCTATACCTATTTCTAAGGTCATAAAGTTTGTCAACATAATCTAAAGGGTCTGCTTCAAATATTTGAACACCCCCACCATCAACAGCGACAACTGCCACTATATCTTCAACGACTTCTCCAGTAAGTTCCTCAACCATGATTGCATATGCAGTCATCTGATGGAACCATGGGTCTGCCATGTACTCTTCTTTATATTTTGAACTTGTTTTAAAGTCTATAATAGAAAGTCTGTTATCCCAAACACCAACACAATCTACTTGTCCTGCCATCTGTAATGAATCACTCCACATACCTGCTTCTAAAGCAAAGGGAACTATTTCATCTAATACTGGTTGTACTGCATTAAACATAGATTGGTCTAATACATTTTCAAAAACTATTTCTTCTTCTTGTCTTAGATACTGTTCAAAAAGAGAATGCATTTTAGTTCCTCTTCTTGCAGCTTGTGTGGATACTCTGTTTGCCTCTTCGGCACCTACTCGTTCTCTCCACAACTTGATGTGGTCTCTTGTAAGTAATCCTGTAACTGTTGTTACACTTGGGTATCTTTGACCTTCGGGTGTTTGATAAAACCTTTTCCCGTCTTCTTGAACACGGGTCATTGACTTCTGCAAGTCTTCTAGGTCATAAATTGATATTTGATTTTCCATAATATAGATACAGTATACTACTTAATGTTCTGTAAGTCAACATGTTTTTTTATTATCTCTCTCGTCTTGACTTCCTTTGCAGATTTTTTATGATACCGTTCTCCCATAGGAGTGTCGGGTTGTGTAGAAGCAATCTTCTGTAACACATCATTAAATCCACCGTCAACTTTTACTCTATCTCCTGTTCCACCTACGGTCATAGGAGCTCCAAGTATTTTCTGTTTTAAGTGTGGGTTGTCTTCCTTGAATTGGTCTAACTTAGTATAAGACATTATATGCTCTTCAAGTTTACCTGTATCATTGTTTAAGAAATCGTATGCTGGCATTATATATCTTTATTTTTAATGTGTTGTTCTACAGTTTCAATAACTTGTGATTTGGAATACCAAAGACCACTGAACATTGATTCAGTTCCGTCTTCCCATTGAACGTGATATCTCTTATAACCGAATGGTCTATCTGAAAAGATTCTAATATCACCATAACTTTCAACTAACACTCTCATACTGCACTCATAAAACTGGGGACTGGTCTATCAGTCCATACTGCAAAACCTTTCTTGTAGTTTGCATAGTATTTATGGTATGCAGAGATAGAGTCATTTTGAACTTTGACATCTTCAGGCA